ACCTTCCTCTTCGACTGTATCCTCAAGCCATATTTTGTACTCTTTCATTTCGTTAATTTATATTTATTATTACTATCCCTCTCAAGTGTATACCCTAACTGCTTAAACAAGTCAAAGTATCTGTAGACTGTCCTATCACTCACTCCCAAGTACCTTGCAATGGTGTCTATACACCTGGACTTATCTTGCAGGAGCTCCATGAGTCGGATGCATCTGTACATTTTGTGTTGGTTCATGAGTACTTAGTTACGTAGTATATCGCTTTCCAAGCTAATACCGCTGTTGTTGGGTTTAGTATCATTATTCTGATTTAAAGGTTAATTCATCTAATTTTATTTGGTACTCTTTACCATCTTTGAATCCTTTTAGGTATTCTTCTGCTTTTTGTCTTCTTTCCATTTCTTTGGCTTGTTCTATTTCTTTTTTTGTTTTTCCAAATCTCAGGGTAAAATAATTTTTATCTCTTATGGACTTCATTCTTTCCTGACATTTTTTCACTAATTCTGCTTTTTTCATTTATTCTTATTTAAAGGTTTCGTTGTAGTATTGTTCTGATTCTTTAACATAATCTATCATATCAATTGTTGGTATAATAGGTGCTGTTGTTCTTGCTTGAATTATCTGCTCCTTCTCCATTGCTTTTGCTTGGTCTAATAACAAATCAAGTTGGTTCCTAAATTCAAGGACATCAATATTTCCTTGTTCTCTGTGTCTCATTAACTCAATTACTTTTGAGTGGTACCACTCTACTGCTGTCTTTGTCATATCCTCTCTATTTTAATTATTAAACCCTCCCAGATGTCTGCCTTTACTCTTGCTTGAGCAGATGAGTCTGCTTTTACGTTCTTGCTGAGCTTCCTCCACTGACCTTGAGTGAATGCTCGATAGTGTATTTTCCACATTGTTTCTTGCTTTAAGGTATCGGTGGTATAGTTTCTCATCAAACCTATCCCATCCTTTGATGTATGCTAAATTAATCATCCTACTACTCCTATGATTACAAGGAAGATTGTCACTACCAATGCTACGGCTCCCATTATAAGGCAGTCAACTATTGCTTTTTGATTCTCTGTCATGATTATAAGTTTTGAAGGTTAGCTTTGTACATCTCAAGTCTTGCAAGAGCACGAGCTTGTGTGTGCAGTGTATTCTTGTATCTTGCAACAAGGTTAGTGCAGTCTAATTTAGCACATACCATGATGTTATCTGATGTCAATCTGATACGGGTGATCATGCCCTCAATCATATTCTCTGCATCCTCAATGGCTTCATTGAGTGCCTCTTGATCATGTACTTGACCTTCCTCACAATAGTCACAAGGCCAAGACTCATCTCTTGATGGATGGTTATCCCATGAGTTGTTGCATCCCATTTTACCAGTGCCGTAGCAGTTGGTACATTCTTTAATAAACTTTTTCATATGCTTTTATGTTTTGATTACCTTACAAATGTAGTGATAATTTCCATACTTGCAAATAATAATTAACAATCTGTTGAAAATAATTGTAATTTATAATGATTCTAAATAAGAATATCAGGTCTGGACGGGATAAAACGGGATAATTTAGACATAAAAAAACCTCCTAAGTGTGCATCATTGATAGGCATAGGAGGTGTATTAGAGTGACCTGCTAACTGTTCTAATGGTAAGTAGGCAGGTACTATTTTTTCTTGAATCTTTTGACTATGAATTTAGAGGCTAAGGTTGCAAGAGCTTTGAGAAACTTATTCTCAGATACTACCTCTACTTTAGTGCCAGTCTCATCCTTTGTGATGTGCACATCTACCTTTTTGCCGTCATACTTAAGGTCATGATTAGTGCCATCCTTGTGGTATTCTATCTCTGCCTTGTTGGTCTCTATGATTAGATCCACTTTCTTAGGTCTGCCTACTTTCTTTGCCATATTAGAACTCATTTAATAAAACTATTGATACTCTGGGTTGATCTTTTGCCATTTTTACCATGCGTTCATACTCTGGGTTGTTGTTAAGGACTAAACATCCCTCTGACCAGCCGCCAATTTGTGTTGCCACTTGTTGACTACCCTTATTATATGTCGCTCCATGGATATTAAGGAATATCAAATCAGTCATTACAGCCGTTGTGGGGTTCGTTTTACCATCATTGGTATAGTCACGCCTGTATGGAACGCCTTTAACCTGTCTAAGAGCCTCCATTTTGCCTCTGTGCTTGCCGTATGCATACGATTCATAGTTCCATTGGTCTGCTTCCATGACAGCAGTACCTTTGTTGCCTTTGTTTGTGGTGCAACTTGTTACAAATTGGAAGGCTGAGCCCTTAAAAATGTAGCACTTGTCATCAAAGATATTGTTGCCGTCCTCATTTGACCTAACAAACAACAACCACATATCAGCTGGTATGCTTTTATAAGACTTTAAGCCCTTGACTCTATCAAGTAGTTGCTTATCAGTGTAGCTCTTAACGTTGCTCATTGCTTTCTATTGTTAGTTGTGATAATGTAGCCGCTACAGTACCTGCTGTGATAGCGTATGTTGCCACAGTTACTACTGCTGCTGGCAATGTGATGGGTGCAGCAATGATAACACCTGCTACAGCACCTACTGTGATTGCTATTCTCTGCACTTTCTTCCAAAACTTTGGAGTCTTAGCACACCATCTTTCTTTCATGCTCATCTTGTTAATTGTACTTCGATTAGTTTCTTTACTGACTGAGTTAGCTCACTGATTTGTTCTGCCAGGTGCTTAATCTCAAGCTGAGTCATTTTCTCAATGGCTTCATACTTGAACCTGGACTCATTGTCAACCAGTTCAATCTTACCTTTGAGCCTACCTTGAGTCTCAATAATTCTCTTCTGCTCATCTGCTAATGCTTTGATATCTGAGTGTACTCCTTTCAGGAAGTATGCTACACCTGAGATCAGTATTGTTATAATCGTGAAGGCTATTTCGTTAAAGTGCATTACAATATCAGTATTGAGTTGTTGTATCCGTTCTCTCTCATTCCACCACATGGACAGCCACTATGGCACTGCCCTACACAATCACAATCGCATCTGTCAATCATAGGTCTAAGATCAGTATCTCTGTTGGTAGGGGAAGTGAAGCCAGGATATAAGTCCTTATTAGCTATCAAGTACCTAATCAAACGTTGCTCAAAGAACGAAGCCTTCTGTGCATAGTGCTCCATGCCAAATGCAACCTCACTACGGCTAACAGATGCAGAGAAGTCACCGAATTGAGTCTGCAATCCTTTGTTCTTAAGTTGGTATGTCAAGCCAAAGACAGCATCCTCTGCTGATCTCCATGCAATCACTGGTTGTATGAAGGCAACAAGTGCCTCCTCATCATTTGTCAACGTCTGACCGTTGTATGCTGCCAGTAGATAGTTGTAGTATGTTGTTCCTAAGATAGGCATCACTCTAAGCTGAGCTTGTGTAGCTATGTATGGAGTAACATCTGTTACATCCACATTAGCTGTGATAGGTGTGTTGGTCTTGAGGTATGTCTCTGTTATAAAGTATATCATGGTGCAGGTGTTTCTGTTGGTATTATATCACCACCTTCTATAGGAGGTAGGGATGCAAGTGATCTGACCTCATTTGGAGTCATTGCATTCAATACTTTGGTAGCTACTAATGGACTCAATGAGTTGATGGCATCAGCTGTCTTAGATGCATCTCCTTCTATCTCAACAATAGTCTCATTTATTATCTGGAAGTTGTTAATCATGTACACACCTGGTATCTTAGCCAGTGCCAATAGCTCGTTCACTATCTCCTCTACCTGGTCTCTCAATGGCATCACTACATTCTTCTCAAATACAACGTATGCCTGCTTGATATCAGCTCCACCACCAAGTGCTCCTGTGGTTCTTACTCCCATCAAGATAGGGTCAATGGTATGTGAGAAACATATCTGCTCAGTATTGAGTGCAGAGGCCTCATGGAAGAGCTTATCATTGCTGTTGGTAGGCAATGCCTCTATCTTTGGTAGTGCATCTTGACTGTTAGCAAAGAATGCCACAGCCTTGCCGGCATTAGCTGCACCTTTCAACCTATCAATGGTTTGCTTGATCATGTGTTTCTCCTCTTCTGACTGTGGTCTCTTAGGGAACATCATAGCAAAGGAAGGGAACACTGAGTTTTGTATGTTACTCTTAGCGAAGTAGCTAAGCTCACCAGATAGGAAGGCAAAGTTCAAAGCAGATGTATACTGAGGTAGTGAATACCACTCCTGACCTAAGGTCATTATTTCATAAACATATAACTGCTCAAGGTCAGTGTTGGCAGGATGTGCTTTCTTAATAGATACTATATCAATACGAGCTGACCAGTCGTCACACATGAAGTATGTTATCTTATCTCTGGCCACTCTCACCTTCTCAGGTGATACATTCTCTATCTTATACAGCTCACCTTTCTTATTATAGCATAACTTAAAGTAAACTCTGTGGTGTACTATCAACTGCTGAGCTATAGCCTTGCTGGTCTTGTTGAGCTTCATCTTTTTTTCAAAGGTATACAGCTTTAGCTTATCCTCATTGGACATCTTAGCAGTCTCAAGAGTATACCCACCTCCAACTATTGCATTAGTCTTGAAGTCCACTATTGCACCATGTAAAGGTGATGTGTAGTATAGCTGATTAAGTAGCTCAGGGAACATATTATCCTGGCCAAATGGTATATATCCAGCTATCTGATACCTACCATTGACATAAGGCAGTGATAAGTTGGCATTACCTACGTTACCAAATGGAGTGCTAAAAGATTGATATCCTTCTACTACTTCTGTTGCTTTAGGCTTACTGCCTACGAATCTACTATACCATGCCATTAGTCATATATTGAGTTAAGTGTTACACCTGCCACTACCATCCTACCCTCTTCTATCATGGTCAAGCCAGTAGGGTCTAAGGTAGGCACTGAGCTCTGATACACCTTGTATCTATACTGACCCTTTACAAAGTCAATATCTGTGGGCTCATCAAGTGTGAATAGGTTGAATCTTGAAGGATATACAGAAGTATCTGTGCCTTCCCAGTATATAGGGTCGGGTGCAGTGTTGAACTCATCCTCAAACTCAAATAAATAGTAAGCGTCTGGGATGGTTGTAACCTCTGTTAAGGTCAGAACAAACAAGTTGACTGTGTCTTTCTCAAGATATATCATACCTATATTGTACTACTAAAAAATAATTGTTAAAAAAAAGCCCCACTAAGTAGTGAGGCTGTTTATAGATATGATAGGGTTATAGTAAACTAGTCAACACAGCAGAAGTCATTGCATAAGCTAACTGGTCATTCTCCGCAAGCAGTGTAACACTGTACTTAGAACCATCTGCACGAGCTGTTCCAGAACCTTCACCAGATGCAGTTAACTGCAAGTAAGGGAAGAACCAAAGGATGCCGTTCTGATCTTCAACTATTGCAGATAAGTACTGCTGCCCAGAACCAAGTACCTTGATAGCGTTTGACTTTCCTGCCTCTCTTCTGTGGAACATTAAAGAGATAGTTTGAGTCACAAAACTTGAGCCATTGATTAAGTCAATATTGCTCTCCTCTGTGTATCCAGATGTATTACGTCTGAACTCAAACTCAGTGAATGGATCAGCAGCAACTACTAAGTCAAGTGTACCGATAGTCCATTGTTGAGCAGGTGTTCCTGTTCCTACAGGATCAACTAACACCAATGTGTCCATGTCTACATTATCCTGTAGATTGATATAAATTCTTTTGATGCCACCGCTATTGTTATCACAGCTTTTTTCAATGGCTATTAGTGCTTCACAGCTCATAGGTATATTTTTTTAAAGGTTAAAAATAGGGAGGCACTTACTACCTCCCTTTATATTTAGATGTAGAATGCGTTATACAAAACAATCTCAGTAGGGTTGGTGTAATGGAAACCTACCTTCATGTTGGCACGAGTTCTCAATACAGGCTCAGCAACTGTGTCAGTTAAGTTGATAGCTTTCAATGCTTTAGAGTCTCCTTCAGCATCAAAACTGTATATAAGATTGTTTTTCAATGTCAACACCATAGTGTTATCTGGCATACCTTCACAAGTCACTACATTGATACCTAAGAAAGTTAATCCTAATGGTAAAGTAACGAATGTCTGAGTGTTACCAGATGCTGCTTTCAACTCATATGCGTTAGCTACGTTTGTTGAAACATAAAATCTTAAGTCAGCTTTACGTCTTACTATAGATGCAGGAGCAGCGTTAAGCATAGCCTCTAATTGAGTCAATACATTAGATGTAGTGATAGCTCCATCATATAAACCTATAACATCTGTATCATAGAACATCTTGAATAAGTATCCAGTACACAAAGACAATAATGGATCAAGAGATGCATCATTACCTTGCCATCTCAACACCTCAATGTCTTGACCAATAGTCAAAGCCATCTCATTCCAGTAGTATGCCATAAAAGATGCAACAGTGAAGTCACCATTAGATCCTTTTGTCATTTGCAAAGCTAAAAATGATTGCTCTAAATCAAACTGACAAAGCTCAGCCATTGCAGACAATGAACATACATCAATGTCAATAGCATCTAATTGGTCAGTACTTGGTGAGAAAGCACAGTTGTATGCTTGCAACACTTGACCAAATACTACATTAGCCAATTTAGTTTTTGACTTTACACCTGGTAAAGTTCTAAAGTTGTTAGGGATATCAGGGCTTGATAAATAAGCCTTTGAATAAAACTCCTCAGGGTTCGCAGCTAAAAGTGCGTTTGTTTCAATATCTAAATTGAATTTTAAATTACGGTTCATGTTATTTGGTTTTTGAAAATTTTACAAATTCTTTAAATTTCTCATGTGAAGTCAACTCCACACTCTCTGCTTCTGTTTCTGTCTCAACAGCAAGACTCTCCTCAAGTTGGTTCTTTAAGTCAGCAATCATTCTGATCACTGCATTCATGTGCTCCTCAAGCATTGGTGCTACGATAGCAAGGATAGCCTCTGTATCAACTGCAGGGTCAATAGCCATTGCAACCTCTGAGTCTGC